TCCTCCCACAGCGGAGGATCGGGCACTTCGAAGGTTCTGGCGTGGTGCCACACCGCCTCCGCGACGGCGCGGGCGTAAGCCTTGATCGGGTCGGTCATCGCGTCACCTCCGCGAACGGGTCGAACGCGGCCTCACGCTTGCGCTCCTCGCCGCGACGGTCGTACGCCGCGGTCTGCCGCACGCTCGCGTGCCCGGCGATCTCCTGCACGGTCACGATGTCGACCTTCCGATCGAACAGCGTCGAGATGAACGTGCGACGGCAGTCGTGTGGCGTGAGCGCAGCCACGCCGGCCGCAGCGCGCAGCCGCTCGAGGCGGTGGTTGATGGCCGACGTGTCGAGCTTCCGGTAGCGCGTGCCGCGGTCGTCGCCGCTCACGAACCGATCGAGGATCGCTCGCGCCTCGCCGGCGAAGAACACGGTGCGCTGCTTGCGCCCCTTCCCGTGGCGCACGAGCAGCTTGCCCGTCGCCTGGTCGTAGTCGGTCAGGTCGCCCGACAGGAAGCCCGCGCATTCGGCCTTGCGCAGCCCGCCGGCGAGCATCAGGACGACGAGCGCCTGCTGGAATAGGGGGGCGTGCCTCTGCGCCGCCGCGGCGCGCAGGAGGGCTGTCTGCTCGTCCTGCGGCAGGCAGCGCCCGACGCGGTGCGGAGACCACTCGGCGCGGATGTCGCGCACCTCGAGGATCCCGCCGAGCTGGTCGCGCGTGATGACGCCCTCGCGTGCGAGCTCGCGCGCCAGCGAGCGCACGGCGCGCACGGTGCGGTTCACGGTGGCCGTGGCGTAGCCCCGTGCTGCGAGGCGCTCGCGGACGTGCGACAGGGCGGCGTGGTCGAGCTCGGCCCACGGGACGGACGCGACGTCTCGCGTGCCGTTCACGGCGAGCGGGACGAGGAGCAGGGCCTTCGCGTAGGTGGTGGCGGTGGCTGGCCAGTGCGACGCGAGGAAGCGCGCGATGGCCTGCTGCGCGTTCGGGCGCGACGGGAAGGGGATCAGTTCAGCGAGGGCCATGGTCAACTTCCCCACGGCGCGTCTGCGACCCAGACGATGTCATCGATGCGGACCATGACGCCACGATCGAGGTTCATGGGATGATCGTAATCGGTGTTGAGTCCCATTTTGGGCTCAATCAAGGAGATGCCCTTGAGTGTCACCCAGCGCCCCCGACGCGTGAACGATGCGTAGTGGAAGACCACGAGTTCGCCGCTGCGCAGGCGTGCCGCATAGGTGAACGGGTCGCAGACCGCCTTGACCAAGTCGTCGGGAAAAATCTCGGCGCAGAGCGGGCACAGATAGCTCGACGGAGTGCGATCCGACTCGCATCCGAGGCACTGGTTTTCTCTGTCGTACTCGGGGGGGGGCTCCATGACGTCAGTCCTCGACCTGCTCGACGCCGTAGCCCTGCAGGCGCGGCAGCGTCTTGTCGCGGAAGCGCGACAGCAGCGCGATCAGCGCCGGCAGCTCGGCCACGTCGAACGAGAACGCCGACTCCACAGTCGCCGTCTCTTGCTTCCTGGTGAGCGTGAGGCGCGTGACCTTCGTCTCGCCGTCGCGTGGCGCCCAGAGGATCAGCTTGTCGAGCGCGGCCGTGGCCTTCGCGTCGAACACCTCGCGGATCTTGTACTCGGGCTCGGCGGGCTTCTTCTTCTCGGCCATGACAGACTCCTTGCATCGACGGTGCGAATTATCTTGCCCCGTCAGGTTCGATGTTCTACCTGTCGGGTGCTTCGTTCCTGCCTCGGCGACTCGACCCCGCCGAAGCAACCCGACCGGCAGCGATGCCTGCGCAATCAGGTGTCGCGGCCGTCGTCGTTCTGGTCGATGTGGACGGCAGCGAGCGCCGCGTCGAGCTCCTCCCACGCGACATCCTGACCTTCTTCGGTCTCGGTCCCGACGAGCTCGTTGACGCGCGCCGCGGCGCGGGCGATGCGGATCAGGGCCCGGATGGCCTCGCCGAGGCGTTCTTCCGACTCGTCGGCCTCCCAGGTGCACTGCTCGAGGTGGTCGAGGTCGACGATGTGATCGACGACCGGCTCGAGGACGACGGCTGGTGCGCTCATTCGGTGTGCTCCTGCGCCTTGCGAGGGCGCTTCTTGGCGCGCTTCGGCCAGCGCGCCGCGTTTGCCTTCTTCGCGTTCTTCGCGGCCGCCTCGGCCTTCGCCGGGCTCGTCTTCGCCCCGCCGCGCGCGCCGGCGCAGGCGGGGCAGATCAGCGGGCGGTGGTGGACAGGACACGTCGGGTCGCTCATGCGGCGCGTTCTACCCGTTCAGTCCATCGCGCAGTAGGAGTGCAGCCGCGCGCCGGCCTTGCCCAGGATGTCCCCGGCGCCCCACATCGACTCGGCCTTGACGACCTGCGGCCAAACCTTGCGCGCGATCGCGTAGGCCTGCGCTTTCGACTGCCGCGACGTGATCATGCGCGGCAGGTTGTTCATGTCGGTAAGGTCAGAGATGCTGATCCCCGTCTCGTCGGCCGTGATCGTCCAGCGGCCCTCCGGGTCGGCGTGCTCGAGCTTGACGCGGGGGGCGTCGATGCCGCGGATCGTGTCGCGGTCGCTGTACATCGCCCACCCCGGTACGCCGGCCTCGCGCGCCTCCGCGATGTCCGACTCGACGATCGCCGCGGCGTCCTCGAACGACAGCGCCGCGAACTCGGGCTGGCCGATCATCCAGCCCAGCTCGTCGCCGAGGCGGTTTTGCAGGGCGAAGTCGGCGCGTCCGGGGAACGTGTTCCATGACACGCGCAGGACGTTGCACACCGCGCCGCGCTTGCCGGCGTTCGTCATGTCGACGATGCGCGCCGTCTGGCTGCCCGTGTGCACGGTGACGTGCAGGTGAGGCGTCGTGGGCTGCGCTTTAAGGTCTGGCTGGCGACTCAACATGGTAACCTCCTACTCCTCGACGCCCGCCGCGCGGCGGATCACTTCGCGGTCAAGGAACGCCCCGTGCTTCACGTCGTAACGACCGATCACTGCGTCGAGCTTCACGGCGCGCGCCTTGCGGTACGCGGCGAAAACGACGTGCGCCTCATCGCGGGTGATCCCGCCGATGGCCGAGAGGGTTTCGATCAACCCCTCCTCGGCGTTCACGATGCGGGTGGCCACGTTGCGGCTTCCGGTGTTCGTCATGCCCTCTACATACCTAACCCCTTGGGTACTGTCAACACATTACTCGCTCAATCCAGAAAAGCTCAACGTCCGTGCGGGAAAATAGTTGTCGCCTCAGACTGGGTGGATGCGCCCTTCGCGCACCGAACGCGCATGCCGACGAGCCCGGTCCTGACGCTTCCAGCGCTCGCGAGGCGTCTCGTCCTCGAGCAGCCACGCCGCAGCGTCGGGGTGCATCGGCAGGACGTAGACCTTCCAGCCGGTCGGGTAGGCCCAACCCGGCAGGCTCGAGCTCGAGCGCCAGAGCGCCACACGTAGGTCGTCGACGATCACGCCTTCGGCCACTGCTCGGCGACCCACGGCAGCCAGGGACGCGGCGGCCAGTCGCAGCACGCCAGCCCGTGCGTGACGTACCAGTCGGCGTGCTCAGGGTCGCGACGCGCTAGCACGCACAGACGCTCGGCCGGCGAGGCGCGCAGGAAGCGCTCCTCCCACGCCCGGCCGCACAGCGGGTCGGTGATCGTGAACAGGCTCACGAGGCCCTCGCTCTCTCGCGGTGCTCGCGTGTCGTCCCGAGCCGACAGGCGTGCTCCCGCCCCCATCGCTGCGCACGATCGAGCGCCTCCACCTCGGCGGCGTCTACAGCCTCGCGATCGACGCAGGGCTCGTAGTCGGGCAGCTCGACGCGGTACAGCCCGCGCAGCCCGCAGCGCGTGCACAGCGCTCGCGTCACGACGTGCCAGTCCGTGTGCGCGACGTCGATGCGAAGCTGGCTCACGACCAGCACCCCGTGATCGTGCGCCAGCCGCACTGGGTGCATCGCCAGTGCAGGTGCGGGCTCAGACGTCGCCAGCACCACTCGTGGAAGCGTGTCGACCAGTACGCACGCGGCGCGTGTCGGCCGCAGCCCTGACACTTCATCGACGCCTCCGCGGCTTGAAGGGCGGGCAGATCACTCGCATGAGCCATCGCTCGGCGCGCGGCGGCCAACTGGCGTTGAGCAGCAGCTTGAGCGCGATGCGCCGGTGCAACGCGAGGCGCCTCACGACCGGCCCTCCTTCCGTACCGTCCTCTCCTCAATGAACCGCTCGACCGACGACAGCGGGATCCGAACGGTCTGCGGCCCGATCAGCACCTTCGTCAGCCGGCCCGTGCTCGCCCACTTCCGCACCGTGTCCTCGGTCAACCCGAGCCGCACGGCCGTCTCCCGTACCGTCAGCAGTCGGTCCATGGTCGACCCGTCCACTCAGCCTCCGTGCTGGACCGCGAGGTCCGTCACGATAGGGTCAGCGCACGTGCCGGTCGTCCCGGATTCGGGCCCCGCCTGACACGTTCCGATGTCCCGAACCAACGTTCTACTGTGCCAAACAACGTCCCGAATCGGCCCGATCTGCACGGGGGCCAGCCCTTCCGATGAGGCATCGGGAGGGAATGGACATTCCCTCCTGCTTTCGAGAGGGGCGATCATCCTTGATTTCACTGAGGAATCCTTTCTGGGGGCCCCAACGGGACCCCTATCGGGGCGGGGTCCCATCCGCGGCGTTCCCCCGGCCGTCCGATGCAATCGCATCGCGGTACCATCCGCCGAGAAATGTCTGGATCTCAGACAGTCCATTCTGAGACGCTGTTTGAAAATCACAGTGTGACTCCGTTCGGGACTTTCGTCCTGGTGTGGGCCCCGAGCTTCTCGATGAGGGCACGCAGGGTGAGCTCGTCGACGCGCTGGCCTGTGAGGCAGGTGAAGAGGTGGAGGGTGGCCTGCGTCAGGTCGTGCACGCGCTCCTCGAGGTGAGCGATGCGTTCCTGGTCGGTCATGGCTTGGCCTCGAAGTCGGGGCAGTGCCCTGTGTTGCGCGCGCGGCAGGAGGTGGGCAGGCCGGTGACGAGGTCGCGCGCGTTCTCGTGGCGGCAGCCGGGCGTGCCGAGCGAGACGTAGTCGCCCATCCAGCGGCAGTCGGCGCAGATGGTGCGACGGGTGCGACGGGGCTTGCTGGGCCACGGCGGCGGTGCGCCGGGCCACGAGAAGATCGGCGGCTTCGGGACGCAGGCGTGACCGTAGCCGGGATGGACGCTCGTCCCGCAGGCGGGGCAGGGGCCGACGAGGCTCACTGGATCCACTCGCCGCCCAGCGACGTGATGTACGCCGGGGTGGGCATGCCGGGCCACTCGTCACAGACGATCATGGACTGCTTGTCCGGCGTGACGACGAGACGCCCGGCGCCGCACTCGGCGACGACGCGGTACTCGACCGTGCGCGCCTTCCTGCAGGTCGGCATCCCGTTGTGCTCGTCCGCGCAGCCCGACAGGGCGAGAAGGGCGAAGAAGACACAGATGGCCTGAATACAGCCCCCCCTACCCCCCCATGGAGCAGGTGTCTGTCCCTGCCGGCGTGCTTGCCTGGAAGGAGGATAGGAAGGGTCATCGGTCGGGGCTCTCTTGCCTTGCTCCCCGACTGGCCGGATCCCCGGCTTGCGCTGCCCCGCCTCGCTAGAGGCTCTCCCCGTCACGCATCGAGATGATGGGCGACAGGGGGAGGCGTAGAGGGCGTTCAGTCTGGACGTCAAGATGGTCTCCTTTCGTCGTCGGTAATGGGGTCATGCCCCGACGTGCTGCTTCAACAGTCGGAGCGCGTCTTGCTTCGCGCGGTAGCGGCGACGGTCGCCCGCGTCCTGCGTCGCCTTCCATCGCTTGAAGCTGGCGACCGGGTCGACAACGCGGTTGATCTCGGCGATCCAGCGCGGGTCGCCGCTGCGGTCGATGCAGGTGTGGAACTCGGGCGGTGCGCAGTCGGCGGCCGGCATGACCTGCGGGATCGCGATCGGATCTCTCGTCGCGAGCTCGGCGTCGAGGTCGTACGCGCCGGCGTGAATCTCGCCGCCGAATCCGCTCGTGACGCGCAGCGCGCCGTCGTCGCCGACCCAGAAGAGGGTCTGCCACCCGTTGCCGTCCTCGCTCGCGAGGTGGACGCGATCACGCACGGTCTAGTTCCCCCTCTCGTTCGGCATCACGCCGCGGTACGCGCTCGTGCGCTGGTACAGCAGGCAGTGCAGCATCAGGTCGGACGCATCGACGCCCTGCGCGGCCGCGCCCACGACGTCGCCGCCCGGCGTCAAGACCATCACCCAGCCGCACGACAGGCTCACCGCCGTGCCGCGCCCTCCGACCCCGTTGAACGCGTTGTGCTCGACGATCCCGAGGTCCACGTCAGGCTGCATCCTCGACCTCGCGCCACGTGATCGTCGCCTTCGGGTAGCGACGCTGGATCGTGCGGACGAGGCTCTCGGCGCGCTGCGTGGTCGCGATGCCGCGACCGTCCGCCACGTCCACGAACTGCACGAGCGGGTCCGTGTCGGCCAGCTTCACCTCGACGCGGATCTTCACGCCGCCACCACACGCGCACGGCGTGCGGCGGCCTTGCGCGCCTCGGCGACGAGGCACACGCGACACGCCTTCCGCTCCCGCATCGGCGGGTGCTGCCCGCACATCTGGCACACCCCGGCCTCGAGCCGGCGTGCGCGCATCCTTCGCACGGCCTCGGTGTTCGCGTTCATACGCACCCCACGCGCCACTGCCCCGGATGTGCGACCCTGCGTGGCTTCGCCTTGTCCACGACGCGCGCGGGCTTCTGCTTCGCCTTCGCGCGCCACTCCCTGATCTGCCTGCGGAGCCGGACCTGCTGTGCCGGCGACGCGATCGGCAGCTCGGCCTGCAGCTCGGCGATGGTCGCGGCGCAGAAGTCGGGCCAGCTCGCGTCACGCATGCCGCACCTCCTCGATGATCCGGTAGAGCGACCCGCGCCGGGACAGCAGCTCGTAGTTGACGAGCCCGCGCTGCCGGAGGTCGCGCAGCACGCGATCCGGCGAACCCGGCGCGTGGCGGTTCACGTACTCGCGCAGGTCGTCCGCGTGGAAGTCGAGACGCCCGTCCATGCGCCGATTCGCGACGAACATCAGGATCGCGTGTGACAGCTTGACGCGCACGCGCTGCAGGTTCTCCGCGTGGGTTTCCATCAGTACCGCCTCGACGAGTTCACGAGCTGCACGAGCTCGGCGTCCGGCTTCGCGACGAGCGGGTTGCGCTGCTCCTCGATCCACTCCTCGACGACCTGCCGCTCGTACTGGCTCGCCGGGCACGTGCTCTTCCGGCAGAAGCGCAGCTCGACGAGGAGGTCCGTCGCGAGGTCGAGGATCGCGCGGCAGCCGCACGCGAAGCAGAAGCGCGCCTGCCCACGCGCACGCCACGTGCGGATCGACACGATGCCGAGGTTGAACATCACGCCTCCGCCAGCGCGGCCGCGCGCTCGCGCTCGCGGTGCCACGGACGGCCCGGCCGGCCGTAGCTCTTCTGCACCTCGAGTGAGCGCGGCGCGTCGATGTCCGCCGGCTCGCCCTCGACGAGGTCGCGCTCCCAGATCGCAATCGCGCGTCGGATCGCCAGCACTTTCGACGGGACCGTCTCCCTCGCCAGATCGCGCTCGAGCGACGCGATCATCAGCCGCCGCCGCTTGTCCCACGAGTTCTCCTCGTCGGGCACGACCAGATTCCCCGCCGCGTCGAGCGGCACGTAGTCCTTCAGCTCGTAGACCTTCTTGCTCACAGCTCGACCCAGTCCCTCTGCCCGTTCGTCTCGTACGGCACGGGCTCGTAGCGGCCGCCATCCTCCGCCTGGTGGAAGCTCACCCAGTCGCGACGGAAAACCAGCTTGACGCGTCCCGTCTCGCCGTCGCGGTTCTTCGCGATGATGCAGATCACCTCGTCGCCCTGCGGCTCCGGCTTGTGCAGCAGCATGGCGATGTCGGCGTCGTGTTCGATCTCGCCGGTCTCGCGGAAGCTCGCGAGCGTCGGCTCCGGGTTCGTGCCTTCCTTCGGCCGCGACAGCGACGACAGGCACAGCACCGGGATCTGTCGCGCGAGCGCGAGCGCCTTCAGGCCGGCCGACGAGTGCTCGACCTGCAGGCGCCGCTCGCGGATCTCCTTCGGCGCGACGACGAGCTGCAGGTAGTCGACGATCAGGAAGTCCGTGTCCTCGGCCATCGCGTCGATCTCATCGAGCGTGGCCGCCGTGTCGGTGATCCAGATCGGCAGGCCGGAGAGCTTCTCGGCGACGCGCGCCACGTCGCGCATGTCGATCGCCGACGCGCCGAGGCGGAGCTGCGAGGCCGACAGGTGGCCCTCCTGCGCGAGCATGCGCCGCGCGAGGGCCAAGTCGTGCATCTCGCGTGACACGAGCAGCACCTTCGCGCCGCGCTTCGCGACGTGACGCGCGAAGTCGAGCGCGAGGGCCGACTTGCCTACGGCCGGCCGCGCGCCGAGGTAGATCAGCTCGCCGGGCTGGAAGCCGCCGACGATCACGTGGTTCAGCAGCCGGAACGGCGTCGAGATGCCGATCTGCGGGGCGTGCATGCGCTCGAGCTCGCGCACGAGCACGTCGCCGATGTGCGCCTTCGTCACGCGCGACTTCGGCGCCGCGGCGGCGATCGCCTCGTCGACGAGCTGCTCGGCGTCGGCCACGCCCTGGCGCCGGAGGCGCGCGATGCCCGCTTCGCGGACGATCGGCGCCAGGTGCGGCTCGGCGCGGTGGTACTCGCGGACGATCTCGGCGACAAGATCAGTAGGATGTTGATTCGCAGACATCCCTAGTACCGTTTCCCGCCGTGGCGCACGGGACGCTCGCGGTTGCGCGCCATCTTCGCGGCGATGGCTGATTCGAGGTCGATCTCCCAGTGGGACGCCGCGTCACCGACACGGATGACGATGTCGGCCAGTTCCTCGGCGATGGCTGCCATGTCGAGGTCTCGCTTGCGCCACTCCTCTGCGCACTCGGCCACTTCCGTCGTGATGAGCATCAGGAGTTCCAGCGGCGGGCGATCGCCGTCGTACCAGCCCTTCTCGACTGCTGTCCGGTGCGCCTCAGTCTGCATCTCGCGCAGCGTCATGCGACACCCGCGAAAAGGTCACGCTGCTCGCGCTCGTTCACGGCGCGCTCGAGGTTCTTCAGCGCGACCCGCCAGTACGACTCCTTGAGCTCGAAGCCGGCGTAGCGACGGTTCAGCTTGAGAGCGACGTATCCCGTCGAGCCGATGCCGTTGAACGGGTCGATGACGAGGTCGCCGGGAGCACTCCACAGCTTCACAGCGCGCTCGATCACACCGAGCTGCAGCGGACAGAGATGCTTCTCGTCGTTGTCGTCGCGCGCCGCGGCGACCTGGAGCACGTCGGTCTCGCGGATGCCGCCCGGGTATTCAGGCCGCGCGCGATACCAGACGGGCGCTGCCCACTCGATCCACTCCTCGGCCGTGATCCAGCCGTCTGGGTTGCCGTACTTTTCCGAGATTCCGGCGCGGATCGGCCTCGGGTTCTCGCCGGGCTTCCTGAACTGCAGCAGGTAGTCGGCGAGCGCCATGTGCATGTGCGCGCTTTCGGTGGCAAGCGACTTGAAGAGCAGCCCGCGGTCCTTCGTGCGGATCGCCTTGACCTGCGGGTCTTTGTCGATCGCAACCTCGCCGTAGTAGACCCATCCGGCGTCCTCCATGGCGCGGATCATGGCGCCGCGGAAGTCCTTGACGCCGATGTATCCGTCGGTGCCCTTGAAGGCGACGGCCTGCGTGAGGTGAAGGCAGCAGGACCGGCCGGGCATCGTCACCCGGAGGAGCTCGGGGATCAGGAAGCGAAGGTGCTCGATCGCCTCGCCGAGACTCTTGACGTTCCCGATGTCGTGCGGGCTGTTCGTGTATGCGTACATGCCGGGGAACGGAGGACTCGTGACCGTCAATCCGACGCTGTTGTCGTCCAGCTCGCGGATGCGCTTGACGACGTCCCCGAGCCGAACCTGCCAGCCGTCCCCTTCCGCGATGTCCTCGTGGTACTCCATGACGTCGCGCTTCTGGCCCTCGAGCTGAAGGCCGGCCATGCGCTCGACGATCTCCGCCATCATCTCCATCGACTGCTTCTCCTTCCGCTCGATCGCCTGCTTCACGGCGCCTTCGTTCTCGGCGATCACGAGGTGCGCGTGGACGGGCTGCTTCTGTCCGAAGCGCCAGCAGCGGCGGATCGCCTGGTAGAACTGCTCGTACGAGTACGAGAGGCCGACGAACGCGACGTTCGCGCAGTTCTGGAAGTTCATCCCGAACCCGCAGATCGTGGGCTTGCTGACCAACACGCGAACATTGCCGGCGACGAAGTCGAGCAGTGCACTCTCCTTGTCCTCGGCCGAGTCCGAGCCCTGCACGTTCACCGCGCCGGGAATCGCGCGCACGAGCGCGTCGGCCTCTGCGTTGAGGTTGCACCAGACGATCCACGGCTCGGTTGACTCGTTCACGAGTGCGGCGCAGCGCTCGACGCGCTCTGCGAGAGACTCGCGCTGGGCCGCGCGCACATCCGCGAGAGACGTCGCGTGCGTCGCGAATAGCTCTCCCGCCACCGGACGAGCTGCGACTACCTGCTCGTGCATCTCGAGCGGCGGGAGCTTAAACGCGTCGTCGTCGTAGCCAAGATCGGATGGTTTCCGCAGGGCAACGGACCACGACGCCATCCAGCGCCAGAAGTCCTCCCGCGCGTGGCCCTTCAGACGCCAGGCGTGCGTTGTGTTGCCGTCCTGCTTGAAGAACAGCGCGAGGATCTCCTTCCCCGACATCACGTCGAGGAACTCCGCGTGGTTCGTGATCTCGATCAGGTCGTTCGGGGCCGGCGTCGCCGTGCACGCGAGCCGATAGTGGATCGCGCGGGCGAAGTCGGTGATCTGCTTGCGCATCGTTCCGTCGAAGCCCTTCAAGATCGACGACTCGTCGAGCACGATCCCGCCGAACGATTCAGGATCGAATAGGTGCAGGCGCTCGTAGTTGGTGACGTTGATGCCGTCGCGCACGTCGGTGCCTGAGCGGCATGCGGTCACGTCGATGCCGAATTTCTCGCCTTCGCGCTGCGTCTGCGAGGACACTGCGAGAGGGGCGAGAATCAGAACGCGACGGCCCGTGTGATGGTGCACCTGGCGCGCCCACTCGAGCTGCATCGGCGTCTTGCCGAGTCCGCAGTCGGCAAAGATCGCTGCCCGCCCTCGAGCACATGCCCACCGCACGATGTCGCGCTGGAACGGGAACAGGCGATCAGAGACGTTCGCGCACTCGAACCCGACTGGAACGGCCAGTTCACGCTTCGACGCGAGGAACGACTCGTACGTCGCTTCAGGCGGCTGCACCGGGGTTCTCCTTCGCGAGGGCCTGCAGGAACGCACCGACGACCGCGTGCGTGCTGCCGCGGGCCTGCTTCCAGCGCAGGTCGAGCCAGTCGAGCTCCTCGTGCAGCCGGTCGATCAGGTCGAGCTTCCGGTGCCATTCGTCGGCGATCTCGGCGAGCATCGCGGCACGCGCCGGCGTCTCGACGTCCGGGAACGTGTCGACGACGAGCGGCCCGTCCTCGGGCAGCGTTAGGCCGAGGAACACGGCGAGCCAGGTCGTCGCCTCGACGAAGCTGCACCCGCGAAGCTTCTCGACGAGCGCGATCACGTCGCCGCCCCCGCAGTTCGTCCAGCAGTGCCAGCGCTCGTCGTCGCACGCGAACGCACTGCGGTTGTCGCCGCCGTGGATCGGGCACGCGCCGCGGCGCATGCCGCTGTGCCCGTGCGCGCGCAGCACGCTCGGCACGGTCGCACCGCGCTTGATCGCGTCCAGGTCGAAGCGGCCACGCCTCACTGCGCGGCCCTCTGCGCCGGGCAGGCGTGTGGGTCCGGTTCGCCGATCAGGCGCGCGTAGTCCGCGTCGCACGTCGGGCACGTGACCCACTCCTTCGTGCCCCTCGGTGGGCCTGTCGTGGCCCCTGTCTGCGGTTGACTCCATGTCTCCCTCCAGCTTCGTTCCGACCCGAAAAAGGTCCCTGCCATCTTCACTTTTTCCGTCCCGACCAGACCCCGCCGTTCGCAGTACGCGGCGTACCCACGGACGCCTCGCACGATCGCCTCGAGCGGCTCCCCGCCGCGCCGCGCCGCCTGGAATCCCCGCAGGGCCGCACGCCAGCGGTGGTCGCCGTCGCGCCGCGGGTAGTGCGGCCGCACGTGGGTCTCGAACTCGGCCTCGAGCGGGTCGCCGCGGATCGCCGCGGCCTTGGCGCGGGCCTTCGCTCGGCCGTTCGTGGGCGGGGTGAGCTCGAGCACGGGCGCTGCAGGGCCGCTCGGCACGGAAGCGACTCCCGACGGGTCGGACGGCTCTGAGTCCGACGTATCTGTTCTTTCTGAAGGCGAAGGCGAAGGCGAAGGCAGCCCGTCGCCGACAGGAAGCGACTGTCGCCGACTGTCGCCGACTGTCGCCGACTGTTGCTTCGCGTCGTCGGATGTCGCTGACGGTCGCGCACGGCGAGAGATCGCGCCGTCCGCGAACGTGACGCCTGCCCGTGCGAGCTTGTAGTGCACCGTGTCGTCGGCGTGCTCCGACCAGTCGTGCACGACGATCCGATGTTCCGGGTGCTGGTCGAGCAGCCGTCGCGCGATGAGCACGGCGACGAGCCTGTCCCCGTCGATCTCGAGACCGTCGATTTCGGCCGCGATCTCCTCGTTCGTGAGGCGCCCGATGTCGCCGCGCGGGAAGCGCAACGCGGTCGTGTGCCACAGCGACTCCATGATCCCGTAGACCGCGTAGACCGGGATCCCGAGATCGCGCGCCACGAGCCGGAACTTTGCGTGGCCGAAGCCCTCGCGCTTCATCGGACGCGCGCCCTACGCCGACCGGTCGATGAACAGCCGGCGACCGCTGACGCCGTTCTTCGCGCGCCAGTCCTTGGCTGCCTGCCAGGACCGGAACGGCCCGGCCTGCCGCGTCTCGCGACGCATGCGCTGCGTGCCGCGGCCCCTGCCGAACGGCTTCCCGACCGGCACCAACACGTCCCATTCCACGTACACCGTCCCCATGCCCCCCCCCTGATCCGCTCGTCAGGCCATCCCCCGAAGGCCGGAACGCGCGGGGTCGTCCGTGACCTTCAGTTCTGCGCGCGGCGCCATACCTCGAGGCCGCGACCTGTCCACCTGCACCCGCGTGCGTGCAGGAGCTCGTAGAGCGCGCCTGCCTGCGCGGCCGTCAGCGCGTTCACGAACGCGCCGAGCGTGTCCTCGCCCGCGAACACGCGGGACGCCTCGAACTCCATGTCGACGTCAGGCACGAGCGTGCCCTCCGCGCGGAGTCGCGCTGATGTGATCGGCGCTGGTCTGACTGACGCCTATGCAGAACCGCACCTGTGCGGACCGCGCTGATCCGATCCACATTGTCGAATTTTGCGCTGTCTGATGCAGACACGACAAAGCGATACGCTCATGCGCCATGGGCGCGGGCCTCCGTTTTCTTCGCACGAGGACGCTCGAGACGTGCGACGTCGCGCTTCCGCGCGGCCTCGACGGGGTCGTTCACGGCGCCCATGTACTTCCAGTAGTGCCGCTGCATCGTCGCGAGCGTCACGGCGCAGAAGGCGCTGATCTCGACCGGGTTCGCGCCATCCATCAGGGCCAGCGAGATGAACGTGTGCCGCCCGTGGTAGAAGCCGCGGTATCGCAGGTTCAGGGCTTCGCAGCAGGCCGTGAAGTGGACGCGGCCGAACGTGGCCGAATCGACCGGCCGGCCGAAGCGCGATTTGGCACAGAGGGCGCTGCCCTCCGCCCAGCTCGGCTTCGCGTCCCGGTAGATCTTCAGGAGGCGCGGCGACACGCGGATCTGGCGGAGCGACTTCTTCGTCTTGCCGCGGGTCTGCTCCCCGGACGCGATGGCGCGCGCAATGGTCAGGTCGCCGGTGTCGAGATCGATGTCGCCCCAGCGGAGTCCGCACGCCTCGGACGGGCGCATTCCGGCGAGCCAGACGGACCCGACGAGCGGCATGTGTTGCGGCTGGTGACGCTGAAACCAGGCGATGATCGCGTCGCGCTCGTCTGCGGTGAACGGGTCCGGCTCGGGTTCGGACTTCGGCCACGAGAGTTCGCTGTGCGGTTTGCCAGTGACGAGCCCTTCCGTACGTGCCGCTTTCCACAAAGAGGCCCACACGGATTGCAAGGCGCCCTTGCAGGTGTTCACGGCGAGCCCGCGCGCGAGCATCTTCCGCTGCACGGCGCGCAGGTGTGCGGGCTCGACGGCGCCAAGCGGCAGCTCCCCGAGGTCCGGCAAGAGGTATGCATTCAGGACGTTCCTTGCGTGCACGACGTTCTTCCGGGGGTGCCACGGCGGTCCCGCGTACTCGGCGAGAAAGCGCGTGGCGAAGGCGGCGACGGTGATCACTTCCGGCGTTGGGTGGAGCACGTGATCCCTCGTTTTGGGGGCTGGCCCGTCCAGCGGGAGCACGTACTGCTTCAAGATGATCGTCCTCGTCAAGTCGAGTATCAATTACGCGACAGTAAAAATACGCATGTGGCCCATCGCGCGGGCGCATCAAGCGAAATAATCGCAGTTGATGTAGGGCGTGCAGAACGACTTGCACGAATTGGCCGTCTTGCGTGTCTCATTTCGGGTACTCCGGGCGGCGGGGTGAGGGGATGGAGTGGCCCCTGCCTGAACCGCCCGGCCTCTGCGTCAGGCCCGCAGGACGCGAGTCCCCGCACACGATGCAGTGCAGCCCGAAGGCGCGATCTGCGGGGTTACTCGTCGTCACGACAGACTCTGTACGACAAGTCGTTGCGTTTTGTCAACGGCTTCAGGTAGGATTCGAGGTGCCATGTGCCAGCACACAGGATCTCAACGATGCCGATGAAGCGCAGGCTCTCGATCAGGCTGCCCGAGTTGACCTTCGCCGAGTGCGCCAAGCGCGCGGAGCGTGAGGGGAAAGAGCCCGGAACGCTCGTTCGTGAACTGGTTGAATCGGCCGTCAACGACCTTACCCCGCCGCGAACGGTACCCGGTCGGCTGTCGCGTCGAATGACGATCAGCTTGACCGACGAGCTCGTCGTGTCGTTGGAGGCGGCGCGAAAGCGCGAGGGGAAGCGGATCGGTGAGGACATCGACCCGGTAGCCTTTGTTCGTCAGAAGACGCAGCGAGGCCTCGAGCTGGCTGCCGAGGACGCTCGCGAGAAGGCGAAGGGGAAGTCCGGCGTGCAGGCCGGACAGTCCGAACCGATCCGGCGCGCGAGTTAGCGCGCCATCTCCACCGACAGGCGCGTGGGCGAGAGGTTCGCCGCAAGACCCGGTTCGGCGAGCTTCACGAGGTAGGGAAACACCTCGGGAAGGTTACACGTCGAGCCCCGGCTTCTGACCGTTGTCGACCACGCGGGCGTCAGCTTGCGATCGGCTCCGGTGTACCCCCAGAAGTGCAACAGGTCGTGCGCGTCGATGCGCAGCACCCGGTCGCACTCCGTCCACGTGTTCGTGATCGGCACGACGTCAACTACGCCGTACTGCGGCGCGTATGAGGTCGTCTCGGTGTACGTCCCGTAGGGCGAGAAGGTCCCAGTCGTGGTACTGCTCGACACGCCGGTCTGGCCGATGATCGGTAGCGTCGTTGTGCTTGACATCTGCTGTGGCTCGCCGATGCTCGCGTAGACCACGACGGCGAGCTGGGTCTGCCCGGTGACAGCCGTGGGGTCATACACGAAACCCTTGCGCGAGAGGGCGTCGGCGACCGCGCTGGCGTAGTTCGCGTACTGCAGGTCGCCGGGTGGTGTGCCCTTCGGACGAATCACCGTGAAGCGCTTCAAGACCTGCGCTCCGGGGGCCATTAGGCCCTGCGTCGTGCCGCTGACCTTCGGTGGTCCACAACCGACGAGTAACGCGAGACCAACCAGAATTCCCAAGCGTTGTCTCATCGTTCGCCCATAGTCCGAGCGGCGCATAGTGAGCAAGGACCGATTTTTTGATCCGTGCGCGCCTCGAAGCCGTTGACAAACCGCCACGGCTTGGCGTAAGTGTCGTCCGCACAAGGGGGGCTGAAGCCATGGGGGCGAAGCAGGTGAAGGCGCGCCGCAAGGTCGCCAACAAGCCGCGGACCGATCTCCGCGCGATCAACGGGCGTCCGGTCGCGGCGCCGAAGTCGATGGTCCGGCGCGCAATCGCAGCCGTGCGCGGCTGGCTCGCGGGGATCATCCGATGAACGCCGTCGGGTTCATCCCGTACGACCGCATCCTCCGCGACCCGAACGTGCAGGTCCGGCAGGTGCTCTCACCGGCGCAGCAGGCGTACGGCACGTTCGTCCGCGCCGCGATCCGCCAGCTCGAGCTGTCCGCGATCGCCATCGCCGACGGGAACGTCGAGGCCGCCGACCGCGACCGCCACATCGCGTTCGAGCTGGTGCGGAAGCTCGGCGAGCTGGCCGACGACGTGAGCCTCGAGCTGCGCGGCGAGCTGTTCCCGCTCGGAGAGGAGACGAAGGCATGAGGGTCGAAGTCAGCAATCAGGCCGAACTCGACGCCGCTCTCGCGAAGCACGAGAACGGCTGGGGCTACGACAAGATCGTCCTCGCGGCAGACGTAACGTTCAAGTTGACGTCGGACGCGAGGGTGTTCGCGTACGGCAGCAGCGCCCCGCGCGTCGTGGCGAACGGCAGCAGCGCCCCGTGCGTCGTGGCGAACGGCAGCAGCGCCCCGCGCGTCGAGGCGAACGGCAGCAGCGCCCCGCGCGTCGTGGCGTACGACAGCAGCGCCCCGTGCGTCGTGGCAAAGGCGTACGCGCGGCTGGAGGTGCGCGGCCACACCAAGGTCGAAGCGCAGCCGACGGTGTCCGTGGTGGGCTTCGGAAAGCCCGTGATTGCCGGCACGGACCGAGTGCAGATCGTCAAGATGGAGACGCCGGCTGACTGGTGTGCGTTCTACGGCGTCGAGGTCGTGGACGGCGTCGCCACACTCTACAAGGCCGTCGGCGACGACTGGAAGAGCCCATGTGGCGGGAACTACACGCCGGGTACGATCGTCGAGGCCCCGGACTGGGACGGCGGCGTTAACGAGTGTGGCGGTGGCCTCCACTTCAGCCCCCGTCCAACGATGGCGCTCGCGTTCCACCCGGAGGCGAAGCGGTTCGTGGCGTGCCCAGTGGCACTCGCGGACATGCGCTCGCCGCAGGACACGGACACGATGCCGCAGAAGTGCAAAGCGCGTCGGACGTGCGGGCCGGTCTACGAAGTGGACCGCGACGGCGATCGCATCGAGAAGGTCGAGGTGACGGCATGAGCACGCACGTCACGACTAACCTGACCATCCAGCGGACCGAGTTCGAGATCGAGCTCGAGATCGAGGGCGACGTCGAGCCGGTCGTGCACGGCCACTACTCCGGCCCGCCGGAGCGGTGCTTCCCGGATGAGGGCGGCGACGTCGACGTGACCAGCGTGAAGTGCGTTGGCTGCGGTCAGAAGGTCGAGCTCACGCCTGACGAGCAACGGCTGGCAGAGAGCGCGCTCTATAACGAGGCCGCGCGCTGCTGGGCGATCGACGCCGAGGACGCCGCGATCGCCCGGTACGAGGGCTCGCTCTGGTGAGGACCACATTGCCTCCGGCGTGGGAGCGCTGTGTCGATGAGTGGGAGCGGCAGGCTCTCGATCCGAACGCGCCTTGGGTGGCACCGAGCGGTGCGCCCGAGCGCTACCTAGACGACGACCTCGGGGACCGCATGAGCCACAACCCGGTCAAGAACAAGTAGGAACGGAGGACGAATGGCAATCATCGTGAAGGGCGAGAAGTTCGATCCGGCGCCGGACGGGATGCACCCGGCGGTCTGTGTCGATGTGGTCGACATGGGCGTCATCGAGTCGACGTACAGCGGCAAGACGAAGCAGCAGCACAAGATCCGTCTCGTCTGGGAGATCGCCGCGACGCGCGAGGACGGATCGCAGTACCTGGTGCAGAAGCGGTACACGGCGTCGCTGCACGAGAAGTCGGCGCTCTACAAGGATCTCAAGAGCTGGCGTGGTCGTGCCTTCACGCCCGAGGAGCTGCGCGGCTTCGACGTCGAGAAGCTGCTGCACGTGCCGTGCACGCTGATGCTCGTCCACGAGGAGCGCGAGGGGAACGTGTACGCCAACATCTCGGCCATCGGACGAGGCGAGAAGGGCAACGAGCTGAAGCCGTCCGGCAAGTACGTGCGCGTCAAGGACCGCGACCCGAACGCGGGCACGCCGGACACTAACGGGATGTCCGAGCCGGTGGATGCGGATAGCGACGACATCCCCTTCTGACGCAAGGACGAGAGAGGAGCGACCAAGATGGCGACGCAGAAGCACATCGTGACGACGAGCCCGGGCGCGAAGGTGTCGCTCAGTAGCCTGAGCGATGGTCGGGTGCTCATCAAGTTGAAGGGGACGGAGAACGAGGCCACCGACACCGCGAACGAGCAGGATCTGATCGACGCGGTGCTGGAGTACGCGCACGAGCGTGGCCTTCGTCGGCTGCGGCGAGTCGGCGCGAAGACCAAGCAGCGGCAGGTGCGGCGTACGAAGCAGATGGCGAACGGCGCTGATGAGGCCGCTTCCCAGACCGAGGCCGCGCTGTCGTGATCGTCGACAAGCTCATCGAAGCGGCCGAGCGGAAGGGCCGCGAGGACCGCGGCGGCGGGCGCATCTATGCGTCGAACGTCGGCGACTGCGTGCGGAAGCTCTGGTACCTCGCGCACGGCGAGAAGCAGGAGCCTCTTCCTGCGCGCAGCATGATGGTGTTCGACCTCGGCAACCGAGTCGAGGACGCGATCGCGCACTGGATCGTCGAGGCGCAGATCCCGCACGTGCGCACCAGCGAGGAGCGCGACAAGGTGTTCCTCGAAGAGCTCGGCAGCAACGTCCGGTCGGACTTCTTCGTCGAGCCCGAGGTCAACGACCGCCGTGTCGTGATCCCCGTCGAGGTCAAGTCGATGTCTGACTTTGCGTTCGAGCGGGCCGAGCGCGGCGAGCTGGACGAGAAGTACCTGGCGCAGGCCGAGTGCTACATGCGCGCGTACGACAGCGAGTACGTGCTGTTCGTCCTGTACCGGAAAGAAACGAGCCACCTGCACGAGATCCTCGTGCCGCGGTCGGACGAGCGGTGGGTGAAGATCCTGTCGAGCGTCGCGATCGCGAACGGTGACCAGTGCCCCGGCCGGCCGTACCTGCTCGAGTCGGCGTGTGACGGCTGCGACGGGACGGGGAAGACGCCGAAGCGCGGCCAGCCGCACAAGGCGTGCGGCGGGACCGGGGAGCTTCCCGGTGGGCCGTACATCAAGAACTTCCCGTGCGGCTACTGCGGCTTCAAGACCGCGTGTTGGGGGCCGCTCGAGCTGGCGATGCTGAACGGTCGGCCGCGGTGGCGGCTGGCCGATTCGGAAAGCGGACAGGCGGCGTGAGCCGTTCCCGGACGAGCCGATCGAGAAGACGCAGAAGCGGATCATCGCGGAGTTCGCGGCGCGATATCCGCTGCTCGCGAGCTCGGCGGCGATCGACGCGACGGTCTGAGCCGGGACGTCCGGCGGGGAGGAGGTGAGGCGAGATGGCGAAGGGTTCCAAGGGCTCGAAGGGCGGCAAGGGCATGGGCAAGGGCGGCAAGAAGGGCTGCTGAAGCGCGGCGACGGGGCCGGTCTGGTGCCGGCCCCGGTTAGCCGGGGGAGGACGCGATGTCGCAGGAGAAGTACGAGCGGTACATGCGCGACGTGGGGCTCTGGGCGGTCGGCTACCTTTGCGCGCTCGTGTCGATGGCGTGGCTGGTGCTCGGGAGGTGAGCGTGGGACAGAGGGGCGCTCCGAAGAAGGCGACGAACGAAGAGATCGTCGCCGCCTATCGAGAGCTGGGCTCCGTCTGGAAGGTCGCTCGCGCCTTGGGGATGGGTGGGCAGTCGGTCTGGGAGCGACTTCGCCGCATGGGTTACCCAATGCTGTCCGCGAAGTGGACCGACGAGGAGGTCGATGAACTTCGACGGCTAGCGTCGGAACTTCTTCCGCTCGGAGAGGTCGCGTCGCGGCTTGGCCGGCCGTACGCTGGCGTAGCCTGCAAGGTCTCAGAACTTGGTTTGGCAAACAGGGCCGGGAATCGTGGCCCGAGAAAGATCCCGCGCGGCGCGGGGTACAACAAGGTCGAGACACAAAAGCTCGTGCGTGACCTGCGCGTGTGGGACGGATCGCTGCGGCAGTTTGCGCGTGCGCGCGGCCGTCACCTGACTACGCTGGTGGAAGCGATCAAGCGCCACGATCCCGAGTTCTGGCGCGAGTACAGTGCAGCTCGCGGGATGCAGGCGATGGCGTGTCCGGGGTGTGGTGATGAGTTCTACCCCATGTCGACGAAGCAGCGGTGTTGCTCGGTTCGCTGCACGTACACGGTTCGTCAGGATCGTGAGTATTTCGGCGGGAAGCGTGCGCTTACCATCGGGCTGCGCGAGGGCGTGTGTCAGCTTTGCGGCAAGCACCGAGCCTCCGGTCTTCATTCGCACCACGTCTACGGGAAAGAGAACGACCCGGAGAACGAAGTGCTCGTCGCACTCTGTCCGGGGTGTCATGCGGCCATTGGCAAGCTCGCTAGCATGAAGGCGCTCGAGTCCACGGACGTCTGGGAAACGCTTGTGCATCTCGTCTTTGCGAGAAAGGCCGGGCCAGACTGGAAGGACGGGCGGTTCCACGGCACCTATGTGTCGGTGGAGGTCGAGCTGCTGTCGGCCGGGGACGTCGAGCAAGCCGAGGAACTCCCTGGCTAGGAACGCGGCACGCTTCAACGCGCTCGTCGGCAACAACCTGCAGGCCGGGGGGAGCGGCTACCTGTACCGCTTCCGCATCGGGAAGCGCGCGAAGTCGGACCCGAAGGCAAAGCCTTGCAGACTATGTTGCAGTCACAACCGAGTTGCAATTGATCGTGGCTTGCTTTCCGGGTACTGGACGCACCGGGATGCAGCGGTGCATCTCAAGCATTTGGCGGCAGAGTTGGCGGAGAGCAAAGGCGTTCAGGACGGGACCTACGCCGAGCAGCTGATCGCCGAGTTCGACGACATGGTCGTCGAGCTCAAGGAGATCATCGGCGAAGCGCGTGGGCGCAGCGACCACAAGCTGGCCTTCGAGGCCATGCGGACTCGCGGCGACATCTTGGTCGCAAAGGGCCGGGCCCTCGGGCTCGGTACGGCAGCGGCAGCAAAGCGGGGAGGCGGGGCACCGTCCGACCCCGGACGCGTTGCGCGTCAGGACGTTGCGAAGCTGGTCGAGAGCTTCCAGCGGACCACCATGCAGCAGAACGGGAACGAAGCCGGGATGAGCGACGGCGACACCGGCGACACAAGCGACGCGGGCTGAACTCGACCTTGCGTGCGCGCTCGCGCACGACAACCTCGCGGCCTACATCCAGCTCCTCTGGCCGCAGTACGAGCTCGCGTGGCACCACGAGGAGATCATCAAGACGCTGATGCGCGTCGAGGCCGGGGAGCTCGAGCGCGTCATCATCCTGATGCCGCCTCGCCACGGCAAGAGCCTCACGTCGACCATCTTCTTCCCCGCGTGGTTCCTCGGCCGTAACCCTGACAAGTACGTCATCTCGGCGTCCTACGGTCAGGACCTGGCCGAGGACTTCGGGCAGAAGGTCCGCAATCACCTGCAGGACCCGCTGCACCGGATGGTCTTCCCGCAGTCGGTCCTGTCTGGTGACTCGCAGGCGAAGGACAAGTTCACGCTCACCGAGGGCGGCATGTACTTCGCCGTCGGGCGTGGTTCGGCGATCATCGGTCGCGGCGCGCACCTGTTCTTGATCGACGATCCGGTCAAGACGCGCGAGGAGGCGTCAAGCGAGACGCTCCGACGTCAGCTTCACGACTGGTTCTCGGACGTCGCCTACACGCGCCTCATGCCCGGCAAGAGCGCGGTCGTCCTGACGCAGACGCTCTGGCACGAAGACGACCTCGCGGGCTGGATCATGCGCGAGCAGCAGCACGACGGCTGGCACGTCGTGCGCTTCCCCGCGATCGCGGAGGAAGACGAGGAGCGCCGCAAGGCAGGCGATCCGCTTTGGCCGGAGAAGTTCCCGCTCGAGAAGCTCGAGGGGATCAAGCGCACGCTGCGCACCGAGTCGTGGCTATCGCTCTACCAGCAGCGCTGCGTGTCGGACGATGGTTCATACTTCAAGCTCGCGTGGCTGCGCGACGCGTTCGAGCCGAAGGACTACACGCCGGCCGAGGCGCGCGGCTTCGCGAAGTACATCCTCGTCGACCCCGCCACGTCTAAGAAGCGCGGCAGCGACTACACGGCGATGTGGGTGCTCGGCCTCGGCGCCGACCGCAATTTCTACGTGCTCGACGCCGTGCGCGACAAGCTCGACCTGCGCGAGCGCGCGGACAAGCTTTTCGAGCTGCACCAGCGCTGGAAGCCGATCACGCGGGTCTACTACGAGCAGTACGCGCTGTCGGGAGACATCCCGTACATCAAGGAGAAGATGAACGGGTTCGGCGGGTCTCCGCCGTACCGGTTCAACATCACGACGGTCGGCGGGAACGTCAAGAAGACGGAGCGCATCGGGCGCCTCGTCCCGCTGATGCGCGACCACCGCATTCGCATGCCGCGCCACCTGTGGCGCACGTGCGAAGGGCGTGAGGTCGATCTCGTCAAGCTCTTCGAGGAGGAGCTGAAGGCGTTCCCGGTCGCGGCGCACGAGGACATGCTGGACTCGCTGGCGCGCATCACGGACCCGGAGGACGCGGACCACAACCAGCTCGTCCTCGAGTGGCCGAAGACGCCCGACGAGCTGCAGGCGCAGTCGCAGATGGCGATGCGCGACAAGGCAAACCGCGGCGGCGGCTGGATGGCGGCCTAGGAGGTGGTGGGCGTGGCGACACCGGCACAGGAGGCAGCCGCGGCGCGCGCACGCGCGGCACTGGCCGAGAAGCGCGAAGTCACGGGGTCGCTCGGCAAGGCCGTCGACAAGCTGCTCGTCGACATCGGCGTGAACCGGGCGACGGGCGGGCAGTTCGACGACCGGTGCGTCGCGTGCATCGAGCGGGACCGGCACCTAACGGGCCACTCGTGCCCGTGTGCGTGTCACGAGGTGAGGGAGCTTCGCCGTGCCGTTCGTTGACACGCTCTCGAAGGCCGAGACGCCGACGAAGAGGCGCACGCGCAAGCAGGAGGCCGCGGCGCGCGAGCGCGAGCTGAAGCTCGTCACGCGCGTCAACGACGACCTGAAGCTCGCGAAGGACTCGTTCACGACGTGGGTCGACGAGGCGCGCGAGTGCGAGCGTTTCTATGACGGGAACCAGTGGGACCCCGAGGTCAAGAAGACGCTCGAGGAGCGTCGCTCGAAGCCGGCGCTGACGATCAACCGCATCGCGAAGAAGGTCGACCTGGTGGACGGCACCGAGGTCTACCACCGGCAGAAGGTCATCTTCCTGCCGAAGCAGGCGCCGGATCCGATGACGCCCGGCATGGCCGACCTCGCGACGGACACGGTCGACTGGGCGATCGAGCAGTCGAAGGGCCACCACGAGCGCTCGCGGCTCTGGCACGACGCGAACGTCCGCGGTGTCGGCTGCGGCAGTTACCGGATGGATCACGAGGACGACCCGCGGGGGCGGATCGTGATCGAGCGCGTCGACTCGTTCGAGATGCGCTGGGACCCGGCCGCGCGCATGCAGAACCTCGAGGACGCGCGGTGGATCGCGCGGCGTCGCTACTGGCACATCGACGAGATCCGCGCGGTCTTCGGCGACGAGAAGGCGGACCGGCTCACGGCTGGCGCGCGCGATCCGATGGCACCGCCGTCGATGGGGCCGGACGACAACACCGACCTGCCGACGCAGGTCGTCGATACGTCGACCAACCCCTACGCGGACAACAGCCAGAAGGTCTTCCCCGGTGCGCCGGAAGGCCGGCAGAAGGGGATGTTCTACGTCACCGAGTACCAGTGGTGGGAGCGCGAGCCCTGCATGCTGGTGGTCGACCGCGGCTTCTCGATCGAGAAGGACAGCGGCGAGCTCGACGAGCCGGAGATGCCGGTCGCACCGGACGACGAGGGCGCGGAGGGCGAGGAGCAGCCGCAGGAGCAGCAGCCGCTGCCCATGAATCAGGGAACGCCGCCGCCACCGCCACCTGATGCGGCGGCGATGGGGGCTGCGCTCGGGATGGGTGGCGATCCGACGCAGCAGGCGGAGGGGTCTCCGGCGGGACCGGTCGGGGGGCCGGTTCCGCCGGGGGGTGCACCGCCGGGCGCGATGCCGCCAGACGTGCAGGGCGCTCCGCCTCCGCCCCCCGAGGAGCCGACGGTCACCGACGAGCCGGAGGAGGAGAAGATCCTGCGGCTGTCGATGGACGAGTACGAGAAGCTCGTCGCGCGCCTCGAGCTGATGGGTATGCCCGAGCCCGAGGCCGTGCAGTCGACGCGGCGTGGGTACCACCAGTCGTTCCTCTGCGAGGACGTCGTGCTGTCCGAGGACCGCATGTGGATCGACGGGTTCTCGTACCTGTTCTTGACGCACAAGTGGGACGACGAAAAGAAGGTCTGGTACGGCATGGTCCGGCATCTGCTGGACCCGCAGAAGGGCGCAAACAAGTTCTTCTCGCAGGGCATCAACATCTGGAATGCCGGTGCGAAGGGCGGGCTGATCGTCGAGCACGACGCGGTCTACAACGCTGCCGCGCTGCCCGACCAGTGGGCGGGGCCGTCGCCGATCATCCTGATGAACCCCGGAATGCAGGGGAAGTACGAGGTGATCCCCGCGGCCGACTTCCCGCCTGCCGCGGCGCAGATGACCGAGTACACGCTGGCCGCGATCAACGACATCGGCCCGAACGAGTCGCTGATGGGCGGCGGTGCTGCCGACCAGGCCGGTGTGTCGATCGAGAAGCAGCAGGTGCAGGGCATGACGACCCTCGCACCGCAGTTCGATGCGCTCACGCGCTACCGCTTCAACGAGGCGAAGCTGCTGCTGAAGATGGTGCGGCGCTTCATCTCGGACGGGCGCAAGATCCGCATCGGTGGAGCGTACAGCTCGAAGTTCATCCGGCTGTTCAAGGACCGCTTCCTGAACCCGGAGGACTACGACCTCGTGATCGACGAGGTGCCGCGCGACCCGAACGCGCGACGCGCGGTGTGGAACGACCTGTCGTCGCTCCTGCCGATCGCGTTCCGTTCCGGCCGCATGCCCGATGCGTGGAAGCGGTATTCGCCGCTGCCGGCGCACCTCGTCGAGGACTGGATCCGGCAGGACGAGGAGGACGCGCAGCAGCCGCCTCCGCCGTCGCTCGAGACGGACCCGCGGTACATCGAGGCGCAGATCGCGCTCGAGCAGGCCAACGCGCTGGCGAAGCAGGCGCAGGCGCAGCTCGCGATGGCACGCGCGCAGACGCTGATGAAGGCCACGGGGATGGAGATCGCCTCCACCGCGAAGGACATGGACATCAAGGAGCGCGAGATGCGCCTCGCCGAGGTCGGCGAGACGACCGACGCCGCGCTTCAGCACACGAAGAACGAGCTGGACGCCCTCAAGGGCATCCACGCCATGCAGAAGCCGGCGTTTTCCGGCGTGAAGTCTACGGGCTGAGGAGAGGCTGATGGCAGGGGAAGTGTTCGAGGGGACCGACATGACGGAGCCGACGGCTGCCGAGCTCGGCATGGACATCGGCAGTGACGACGGCGCGCTCGACGAGTCGAGCAGCCTCGAGGATCTCGACGACGGCGGCGATGCGGGCGACGACGACGGTGGGGCCGCCGGTGGCGCTCACGAGCAGGTCTCGGCGCCGCGCGGCGGCGGTCGACGCCCGGCCGTGCCGTTGCCCGAGGTGCAGAAGCTCCGCGCGCAGCTCAAGCAGTACGAGGAGGAGCGGACGTCGCTCCTCGCCGACCGAGAGCAGAAGATCCGGTACGAGGAGCGCCTCAACATGCTGCGTGCGCAGCAGGAGGCGCGCGCGCGGCAGGAGCAGGCCGCACGTGACGCGGAGGCGGCGCGGAAGCAGGCCGAGGCCGACCCGATGCCGGACCGGGAGATCGACCAGGAAGGCTTCAACGAGTGGCGCATCCGGCAGCTTGAGGCGCAGGTCAACGCGACGCGCGAGGAGCATCAGGCGTGGCAGCAGACGGCCGCGCAGCGCGAGGAGCAGGGCCGCCAGATGGCGGTCGTGTCGCGCGTCGCGCAGGAGTACACCGCGTTCGAGAACCGCTTCGCGCTGTCGCAGCCCGACTACGGGCAGGCGTTCCAGTACGTCGCGAACTGGTTCGCGGGCTTCCACTCGATGCGCGGCGTGACCGCGGCCGACCTGCCGGCGCGCCTCGCGCGCGAGCGCGCCGAGCTCATCCGCGACTGCGTGCAGATGAACCCGCAGACCGGCGAGTACCAGTGGGTGCGCGACCCGGCGCAGGTGATCTACGAGCTCGCCTGGCAGCTCGGGTACGGGAACGGCGGGCAGGGCGCGCCGGATGGCGCCGACGACGGCGGGCAGATGCCGCAGCAGCAGGCGGCGCCGCAGCGCCCGTCGAGCCCGCGCGCGCAGCAGCTTGCGCGCAGCGTGAA